GGCAGTGTGTTCATCGGCTCTCGATGGGATCGGAGCACAAAGGCGTACTACGCTTCCATCGAGGTGGACGGATACTCGCAGGAGGTGCAGATCAAGGGCGACGTCATTCCGAACGCGGACGCGACCTACAGCCTTGGCAGCCGGAATTTCGTGTGGGACGCGATCTATTGCAGCACGGACACGCTGAACGGCTCGGACAGGAACATCAAGAACAGCATCGAGGCGCTGCCGGAGAAGTACGTGCGCATGTTTGAGCTCGTCGAGCCGAAGCGCTACAAGCTGAACAGCGGCACGAGCGGGCGCTTTCACACCGGATTCATCGCGCAGGAGGTAGAGGACGCCATGCGCGCGTGCGGCATTGACTCGCAGGAATTCGCGGGCTGGGCCGCTGCCAAACGCGAGGACGGCAGCGAAACGTATTTCCTGCGGTACAGCGAATTCATTCCGATCCTGTGGGCGAAGGTACGCGAGCAGGAGAAGAGGCTAAAACGATTGGAGGGGACAGCATGAACGAAAAGATCAAGCAGGAAGCGGCGCACGCGATGCAGCTCATCAGCATGCTGAACGTGAGCGGCGACGGCGTGGACGTGGTGGCGGCGGCGCGGCAGGCGCTGCGCAACATCATGGCCATCTGCGACGCGACGGAGCCGCCGGTGGGAGAGAAGGGCGACGCGCCGGGCGAAGCGAAAGGAGCGGCCAAAAATGAGACTGCCTGAAACACCGTATGCCGACGGCATCGGCAAGCGCGGGCAGCTGCAATTTTACGGCCTTGACCACAACCTCGGCGCGGCAGACGGCGGGCTGTGGGACATGCGCAACCTGACGAGCGACTACTACCCGCTGCTGGCGACGCGGCCAAAGCGGAAGAAGACACGCAAGCTCACGAGCGGCGGCGGGCTCTTCGCCTGGGACGCGCTCGCATGGGTAGACGGGACGGGCTTCTACTACGGCGGCGCGAAAAAAGGCGACGTGACGGCGGGTGAGAAGCGCTTTGCCGCCATTGGCGCCTACATCATCATTCTGCCGGACAAGAAGTACTACAACACCGTTTCGGGCGAGTTCGGCAGCTTAGAGAGCACATGGAGCGGGTGGAGCCTCACCTTTACGAACGGGAAGCTCTTCGGAGAGGCGGCGGAGGCAAACACGATCCGCTGCGCGAATGTCAGGTGGGCGAACTATTTTAAGCCCGGCGACGCGGTGACGATCTCAGGCTGCACGAAGCATACGGAGAACAACAAGACGCCTGTCATTCGAGAGATCGACGGAGACAAGCTCTACTTCTATGAAAACGTCTTCAAGCTGGACGGCAGCGAGGGGACGACGGAATACACCGAGAGCGGAAACTTGACGGTTCGACGCACGGTGCCGGATCTAAACTATCTATGCGAGAACGAAAACCGGCTGTGGGGCTGCGACGGCCGGACGATCTACGCGAGCAAGCTCGGCGACCCGTTCAACTGGAACGTATACGAGGGGCTGGACACCGACAGCTACGCCGTGGACACGGGAAGCGCGGGGGACTTCACGGGCTGCGTGAGCTTCCTCGGCTATCCGGTGTTCTTCAAGGAGGATCACATCTACAAGGTGTACGGCAGCCTGCCGTCGAACTTTGAGGTGATGGGCAGCGCGACGCTCGGCGTGCAGAAGGGCAGCGGCGGAAGCCTCGCCATCGCGGGCGAGCGGCTGCTGTATCTCTCGTCCTCGGGCGTGATGATCTACTCCGGCGGCATTCCGCAGAGCCTGCACGACGCCTTCGGGCAGACGCGGCTCAAGAACGGGCGCGCGGGCAGCGACGGCCTCAAATACTACCTGAGTGCGCAGGACGAGAGCGGGACATGGAAGCTCTACGTCTACGACACGCGAAAGGGCATGTGGCACATCGAGGACGAGACGCACGCGACGCACTTCTGCCGCCACGGCGGGAACACCTATTTCCTGACGGCGGGCGGAGAGATCGAGATGACGGGCAACATTCTGGACGCGCCGGAGGGGAGCGAAAACGAGGACGACTTCACCTGGTACGCAGAGACCGGCGACTTCACGGAGAAGGGGACGAGCCGCGCGACGAGCTACGACAGCGTGAAGAAGGGCATTGCCAAGATCGAGATCCGCATCGAGGTGGCGGCGGGAGCGGAAGCGAAGGTGCTGCTGCAATTCGACTCGGACGGGAAGTGGGTGCAGGCCGGGCAGACGCTGCGCGCGGAGAAGAAGCGCAGCTACTACCTGCCCATCATTCCGCGGCGCGCGGATCACTACCGCATTCGCATCGAGGGCAGGGGCGAGTGCCGCGTCTATTCGATGACGCGCGAATACTACGCGGGCAGCGAGCTCAAATCGACAAGAGGCCCGCAGTAAAAAAGGAGGAAGGAGAAAGCAATGGCTTACACCTACGACGACTTTGAAAAGGCGAGAGCGGGCAGCGACGTATACTTTTCGCAGTACGACCTTGACCTTGCAAAGCAGCACCCGGAATTCGGCATGAGCGTGCTGGATCTCAAAAAGCAGTACGCGACCGCGCAGACGCCGGAGCAGCGCGCGCTCATCAACGCGCAGGCAAACGAGCTGCGCAAGAATTACGGCTACTACTCCGGCGGCGCGGACGGCAGCAGCTACATCAGCACCGGCAAGTACGCGCCGAAGATCGACGAGACGCTCGACAAGATCGGCTCGTTCAAGCCGTTTGAGTACGGCAGCGCGCCGAGCTACGAAAACCGCTTCCAGCAGAAGCAGCAGGAGCTTTTGGACGCGGCGCTCAATCGAGATCCGTTCTCGTGGAGCAAGGAGACGGATCCGCAGTACAGCAGCTACAAAAAGACGTACCTGCGCGAGGGCGAGCGGGCAACGGCGGACGCGCTGGCGAAAGCAAGCGCCGCGAGCGGCGGGCGGCCGAGCTCGTTCGCCGTGAACGCGGCGACGCAGGCGGGCGACTACTACGCGACGAAGCTCTCTGACGTGATCCCGACGCTCTATCAGCAGGCATACGAGCGGTATCTCAAGGACTACCAGATGAAGCTGAGCGACCTGAACGCAGTGAATCAGCAGGAACAGCTGGACTACGCGAAGTATCTCGACCGGCTGAACCAGTTCAACACCGACAGAACCTTCGATTATAACAACTACCTCGGCGAGTACGGCCGCTTGCAGGACTACCTCGGCGGTTTGCAGGGGCAGGACCAGACGACATACAACCGCTATCTCGACGTGCTCGACCGCGAGCGGGAGAAGCAGCAGGCCGCGCAGGAGCTGAGCCGCGCCCAGATCGACGCGATGCTGCAAGTAGGCGTTTCGCCGAGCGCGGGACTCATCGGCAAGAGCGGCTACGAAAACGAGTACATTCAGGCGCTCGAGAACTACTACAAGCAGCAGTCGGCGCAGGCCGCGGCGAAGACGAGCGGCAGAAGCGGCGGGACCACGAGGCGGTCCGGCGGGACGAGCGGCGGGAATACGACCGACGGCAACGAAAGCGGGCTCGACTATCAGGGCCTTTTCGAGGCGGCGAAAAAGAGCGGCAATCCCAAGAGCTGGCTCGCGCAGAAGGCAAACTATCAGAAATTCGGCTTCACCTCGTCGAGCGGGCTGTATTCGGACTATGAGACGTGGCTGGAAAACGGCGGCGTGTCGAACAGCAGTAAGACGATGGCACCGGGGCCGTTCATTGCGCTGCTGTCCGGCTTCAACACGTCGCTCAAGAACGGCGAGGGTGAGCGAATCCTTTCGACGCTCGACAAGAGCTGGCCGATGATGACGAGCGAGCAGAAAGCAGAAATGCAGAAATTGCTCAAGCAGTATGGTTATTCCTACGAGGAGGGCTAAATGGGACGACTTGTGAGAATCAATCCGGCAACGGAGGAAAAGAACAGTCAGGCGGCGGTCGTAGCGACCGGCGCACATGGTCGTCTTGTCAGAACAGGGGACGTGCAGCGCACGTCCCCTGTGGACAATACGGTGAAGCTGCCGTCCCGCGAAACGGAACGGGCAGACGAACTGGACAAGAGGACGACGCCGAGCAAGAGCCGGCAGGGGCAGACGCAGCTGCCCCCGGACGGCAAAAAGCCGGAAGCACCGATGAGCCAGTCGGAATATCAAAAAGCGCTGGACGAGGCGATGATGAAACGCGCGGCGGCGGATCAGAAAAGCAAAGAGCGCGGCCGCAAGAGCTACAATCGCACACACGCGCAGGAGGTGCGCGAGATCACCGGTGACAAGACAAAAAAGAGCATTACGCCGATCATCAAGAGCGCGGCGGCGGGCTATGCGGCGGACATGGTCGGCGCGGCGGACACGCTGCTGCGTGCGCCGAGTGGCCTGAACTACGCAGCGAGCCAGGAACGCGGAGAGATCGAGGCCTCGAAAAAGAACATCGCCGCCTATACCGAAAAGCTCAAGGCGGCGAAGACGGAGGAGGAACGCCAGCAGTGGCAGACGCTGATCGACCGCAACAAGCGCCTCATCGAGATCAACAGCAAGGCTGCGGGCGAGCGGGCGAAAAACTATCGGGACACAACGAGGGGCGCGCAGGAGAAGCTGCAAGGCACCTATCAGAAGCTGCGCAAGATCGCGTCCGACAACATGGAAAAGGCAAACGAAGGGCTCACGCCGGTCGGAAAGTACCTCAACAACGTCGGCGTGGCGGGCGCGCAGATGGCCGCAGACGCGGCGCTCGGCGGCGGCAGCGCGCTCGGCCCGATGTTCCTGCGCGTATTCGGCGGAAACTCGCAGGAGGCGGCGGAAGCGGCGGACAAGCCCGGCATGAGCGCGGCGGAACAGCTGGACGCACAGAACCGGGCGCTGCTATACGGCACGGCGAGCGGCGCGGTAAGCATTGCGACGGAGAAGATCAGCAACGTCGCCGCCCCGTTCAAGAAGGCGTTCGGCGGCGGCTTCTTCGACAAGGCCATCGACGGTGCAATCGCCAAGATGAACGGAAACGCGGCGGGACGGCTCGCCCTGTCGTTCCTGTCCGAGGGCGGCGAGGAAGTCATTGAGGACATCGTGCAGCCAGCCTTGCAGACGATTTACAACGGGCAGAGCGCCGGACAGAATTACAGCGAGCTTGACGCGGCGGAGATCCTGAACGACTTCCTCGTCGGCGGTGCGCTCGGCCTGATCGGCAGCGGCGTGGAGGGCATTCACAATGCGGACGCGCGGCTTGCCGCCGAGCGGGCGGCAGGGGAAGCGGCAGCGCCGACAGCGGCGCAGCAGAATACCATGCCCGCACAGCCTGCGGCGGCGCAGGAGGGCGCGCAGGGCGTGGGCGAGGGTAATTTGACGCCCATGCCGCAGGAGCGCGCAGAAAGCGCGCAAACGCCATTGCAGAACGCGGGAGAAACCGATACAATAGGCAAAGGAACATTTTCGCTGAAGGAGGAACTGGAAAATGGACGAGCGAGAGAAGAAACGCGAGACAGCTTCCTGCAAAGAGCAGCTGACGAAGGCTATGGAATCCTTGAAGGGGACACCATTGCCTTCGGATACCGACCCGACAAGTCCGTTCTGGGGAATGAGACCGGCGCCAGACAGATTCAAGAAGAGCTCAGAGCACTTGGAGTAAACTGCGAGATCACAGACGGGACGGTTCTATGGAATCTAAACGGGATCAGCGGAACGCGGGAGATCAGGCAAGCGGTCACGGTGGACGGGAAGAATATCCTCGTCAACCGAAACGCGGATATGCCGGCAAAGCAAGTTGCCGGACACGAAGCCTTCCACCTCTGGAAGCGCTTGGCGGCACGGGAAGCGTTCGTCGAAGCAGTTGAGGACAACCTCATCTATACAAGCCCGGAATTCCAACAGTACCAGTCCGCGATCTCACAGGCCTACCTCGGAGAAGAAGCCGACCTTTCCAATGCGGCACAGTACAATAAGCTGCGCGAAGAATTGCTGGCGTACATCGGCGGCGATATTCACGAGGGAACGAACGACGACTTTCTCCGCCCAATGTTCCGCGACTACGACGCGGTAAAAGTAGCATGGGCGGGTCTGACGGGCGCGCAGACAGCACAAACAGACAACACAACGACCGCAGGAGGAATGAACCATGGAGGACAAGAAGTACAGAACTATGCCGGAGGGGCTGAGCCTGCCGACACTGCCAAAAGAGGTACGCCGGAAGCAGCCGACGCAGCGCGTGCATTACCTGATGGAGCTGCCGAACGGGGAGAGCGTGAGCGTGGCGGAAGAGAATCTGGACGCATTCCTCGAGAAGTACGGAACGTCGGCGGAGAAGACGGAAACGCGCTGACGGTACAAAAGCGGCTTGAAGCGTCCGGCATTTCGCAGTTTATCAGCCCGAGAGAAGCGAACGTGCCGAACGGCGCAAGTGGCAGCAACACCGTCACCATTTTCGAGGAAACGGACTGGGATCCGGAGCTCATCAACGCAGCGAATTGGGCGAAGTCAAAGGGCGTGAAGAAGGTAACGGCGCTGCTCGGCGTCATCAACATTGAAAAGAACGGAAGGACCGGAAAGGCTTTCGGTGTATTCAATGCAGACACGGGCGAAATTTTCGTCAATGCCGGATCAGTGCAGCGCAGTGTGAGCGAGACGATCGAGCATGAAACGGCGCATTATCTGGCCGAAGTGGCGAGGCGCGAGAACGTCAGGACGTTTATGCGCGACGTTCAGAGCCGGTACAGCAGTGAAGAGTGGGGCAAGGTGTACGATGCCTACTTTGACCGCTATGCAGCGCTGACGGGCGACTATGCGGGAATGAGCGAGAACGATATCGAGCTCTATGTGTGGGAAGAGATCATGGGCGATGCCTATGCCGAGATCGACCAGTACGATGAGAAGGCAAGCCGATTCAACCGCGAGGCTGAAAACGCGCTGTCGCAAAGTGGACAGGAAAGCAAAAACGCCTTACAGGCCGAAGGCACGCAGGGCGCGGCGGAACAGGGCCGCGAGACCGCGGCGGCGACGGAACGCAGGAGAGGGCCGCCGGAGAGATTTTCCTACGCAGGGCGCGACGCCGGGAACGCAGACCTTGAGGCGCTGCACGAGGCGGAGCGCTACGAGATGCAGGGCGTGGACGCTGAGACGATCCGGCAGAAAACGGGCTGGTTCCGCGGCGCAGACGGCAAGTGGCGCTGGGAGATCGACGACAGCGGCATGAAGCTGCGCACAGACGCAGCGGACATCTCCAACTACACCACGCTGGGCGAGCTGGTGGACGCGCCGGCGCTGTTCGCCACCTATCCGAACATGAAAGACATGGACGTAACGTTCCACAATTTGGAGCGCGGGCAGCTCGGCGGGTATAACCGCAGGTTCGACAGCATTGAACTGAGCCGCGACCTGAAAAACAGACCGGAGGCACTGCTGAATTCCCTCATTCACGAGGTACAGCACGCCATTCAGCAAAGAGAGGGCTTCACACCCGGGGCAAATCTGAAATACTGGAACAGAAAACTCGAGGAGGGATATGACGGCAGGGACGCCGAAACCAGACGCGAAGGCGCGCGGCTGCGCGAGCAGTATGAGCAGATGAAGGCAAACGACCCCGAGTTTATGCGCAGCATGGAAGAACTGAACGCCATGGCGCCGACGGTGCCGCGCGGGAAAGTCGACATGGACACATGGGAGCAGGTCGAGCCGGATCCGCCGGAATGGGTACGCTTCGACGAAAGGCGCGACCAGCTGGAAGAAAAATACGGCGACCGCGTGTGGGATTATTTCAGCCTGCGCGACAGCATTGATAGAAACGCGAGGGACGGCAGACTGCCGGGAGACCTCTACCGCGACACGGCGGGCGAGATTGAGGCACGGGACGCTGCCTCGCGGCGCGGCCTGACGGCGGAGGAACGCAGAGGGCGCAAGCCGGACACCGGCGACGAGAACACGGTGTTCGCGGACGGCGGGGTGAGCTATAGCATCGCTAACACGCGGGATATGCCGTGGAAAGATCAGGTGCGAGGCTATTTCAGCAATGACGGAACGATTAAAAGCAGTGATTCGCTCTATCTTGGTGAGAGCAGTGTAGAAGGCGTAGACAATGCGCCGATGTACATTCCGACGAGCGTTATCACAAAGGCGATTCGGCCGCCGAAGGGCAGCAGAAGCGCACATGCGCTGTCGCAAAAAAATATTCTGAATCTGCAAGAGGGCATAAAAAATGCGCCGGTCGTCATCGACAATCCGGCGCGGAACAGTATCGTTTATGTGACAGCGGATCAGGATTCCGCAGGGAATTACATCATAGCTGCGCTTGACAAAAGCAACGACCTTTACGGCGAAACCGCCCACAAGGTCACGTCTATTCACGGGCGCGAGAACATCGCGGCGATGCTCGAAAAGCTCGGCGATGATGCAACGATTTTCGTAAAAAACGAAAACAAGCTCAACCGAATGCTGCCTGGCAACCAGATATTAAAGTCTCTGGCGCTGCGGGCAAAGGTTGAACTTGATGATAACAGTGTATCAGGCCACGGCGAAAATGTCAAGTACAGCGCAGAGAGCGACGAGTTCTACGAACGCCTCGACGAAGAGCTTGCCGATGAAAAAGAGATCGACAGGCAGGAACGAGCCTATGAAAAGGCAGAGCGCGATGGAATGCGCACAGACTTCCCGTCGATCTCGGCGGAATGGAAGACAAAGCTCGAACGCGCGCGGGCGGCGGCAACGAACAACATCAAGCCGTCCGGCTTCGACAGCTACGACGCTTACCTCGACGCGCTGGACAAGCAGCACGCGGCAGATCGCGCCGAGCGGCTGCGCGTCAAGAGCAGGGACGAGTTCAAAGGCACGAAGGCGCTCGACGAGCTGGGCGTGAAGATCGCAAACAGTGCGGGTATCTACCACAACGCAGAACAGCTCCTTGCCAACGACAAGGCGGCGAAGAGCATTCAGAAGGCAACCAAGCGCGCCGAGCAGCGCCTGGGCGCAACGCGGCAGGAAAAGCGCATCGCGCGCGACATCGCAAACGGCGAGCGATCGATGGCCGATATTCCTCGCAGCGTGAAGAAATCGCGCGTGCTTGAGCTCGTAGACTATTACACGGCGCAGAAGGCAACAAAGACGGGGCTTTTGCAGCAGCAGCGCATTGAGATCAACGACGCGCTGCGTGAGCAGGCGCGCGAGCTCATCGGCACGGAAGCCCCGGAGATCAATCGAAAGGGCTTGAGTAAGCTCTTCGACCCGAGTAAAGGCCTTGTGCTTTACCACCGCACGCCGCAGCGTATTATGCGCGCTCTCTTCGGCTGGAAGCAGGGGCAGAAGCTCAACGAGGCCGTCTTTGAGCCGGTCTACGAGAACGAGCAGGAACGCAAGCGCTTCATCAACCGCTTGTTTGACGAGGTGCGCACCTTTGAGGGCGCGGACGGCGAAAAGAGCGCACTGAACAAGGACGAGAGCGCTTTCGCCCAAAAGCTGAAAGAGGGACGTACCGTCGAAGAGCTGGTCGAAAAGTCCGGCGTGGCAGAGAGTATCAGAGCGGCGGCGGAAAACCTCAAGAACGGCGCAGAAATGAAAGACGCGGCGCGTGAGTTCAATCTTGACGAAGGATCCCGCAACCTGACGCGGCAATATGCCGACTGGCTGCAAACGCAGGAAGACTATGCGGCGGCGGAGAATATCGACCGAACGAAGATCGAGAACGCGATCGAGAAGTATACCGAGCTCTACGATAAGCTCTATGCCGCGATCAATGACTTCCTTGTGGCACACGGCTACGAGCCGATCGGCTTCATCAAGGGCTATGCCCCGCACTTCCAGCCGGAGGCGGAGAACGGCAAGCTTGAAAGCGCGCTCAAGGCCATCGGTGTTGACCTCGGTTCCGGCGTGGGCAAGCTGCCGACAAGCATTGCAGGATTGACAAAATCCTTTAAGCCGAACAAGCGGTACAATCCGTTCTTCCAGCACCGCAGAGGAAGCGAAACGGACTACGATATCGTCAAGGGCTTTGAGACATACGTGGACTACGCGAGCGACGTGCTGTATCATACGGACGACATCATGCGCGTGCGACAGATGGCAAATTATCTGAGATCGACATTCGCGCCGGAAGAAATGAAGGCAGATATCGACCAGATGGAGGCCATGCGCTACGCGCCGGCAGACGTGAAGGAAGAATACTTACGAGATAAAAAGAAGATCGCAGACGACACCTTCTTGAGCTATGAAGATCTGACTGCCATGATGGAGCAATACACGGACGAGAAGTATCGCACAATTGAGGACGTTACAGAATTCAGCGATCTCGTCACATGGCTGGACGACTATGCGAACAAGCTTGCGGGCAAGCAGCTCTTTGAAGACCGCCTGATGGAGCGCGAGGTCGGGCGCGAGGCGCTGAACGGCGCGAAGAAGCTCAACCGCATGTTCGCCCGCGCGAACGTTGCGGGCAACCTCTCATCGGCACTGAACCAGACGGCGCAGCTGCCAATGATCGCAACTGAGCTTGGGCAGAAAAACACATGGCGCGCCGTGGGTGATATCCTGCGAGGGAAGACGACCGGCATGAGCGCATTCCGCGGGGAGAGCGACTTCCTGACGGAAAAGAGCGGCATCGACTATATCCAGAGCACCAAGGGAGAAAAGGCGCTGAAAGTGCTGTTCAGCCCACTGGAAAAGGTCGATACGCTCGTCAGCACGATCGCTGTGCGCGGAAAGTATCGCATGGAGCTGGACGCCGGAAAGAGCCCGAAAGAGGCGATGAAAGCGGCGGATCGTTGGGCGCGCGACATCATGGGTACACGCTCGAAGGGTTCGGTGCCGCTGACGTTCCAATCGAAAAACCTCATCGCGCAGATGATGAACATGTTTCAGGTCGAGGCGGCAAACACCTTCGAGCACGTCACGCAGGACAGGCTCGGCCCGGGATTCAAGGAAATGGCCGCAAAGATCGGCAAGGACAAGGCCATCAAAAAGCTTGCGAGCGACGCCATCGCCTACATGCTGCTTGCATTCCTGCTCAACCGACTGGACGAAGAGCTGTACGGCGGAACACCGGCGCCCTTCGATGTCCTCGGTATGGGTCTAAATGCCGTAGCCTCCGGAAATGGGCTGACATCGAGCGACCTGCTCAAGACGATCATGGACAATGTGACCGAGAGCTTCTTCGGCGAGCGGCTCTTCGACACAGACCCGGACGCTATGAACGACGAGTTTGACGGCTGGGCGGCGGCAGAGGACACCTTGTACAACATCAGCAACGATGTTCCGTATGCGCGCAACGTGGCGGGCCTGATGGGCTGGGGAGACCAGACACTGCCGATGCCCGACATCGCCGGCACACTGAGCAAAGGAAAAAAGGCGCTGAAAAATGCCGACAGTCCGGGCGAATTCTGGGCGGAGGTCGCGAAGCAGCTTGTGGGGCTTGCGGGCGACACGCTTCCGGGCGGCCGACAAGCCGAAAAGATGCTGCAAGGCGGCGATGCTGTGATTCGCGGCGGGTCGTATCAGGGCTTTGGCGACAGCAAGCGGCTGCAATATCCGGTAAATTCGCTGCTGGAAGATCCGTTCGAAGCCTTGCGGGCAGCCTTCTTCGGCAAGAACGCGCTGCCGGAATCTCGCACATACTGGGCGGCGGGCGGCAAGGCGCTGAGCGCGGCGCAGACGAGGCTCTACGAAGATCTCGTGGACAGCGGTCTGAGCCGGAAGCGGGCATACGAGATCCTCAAGCGCTTCAACGACGCGACGGCGGATCTGGAAGCCGACCGGGACAAGAACGGGAACCCCATCGGCGGGAGCAAGAAGGAGAAGATCGTCAAGGAGATCAACAAGCTGCCGCTGAGCAGGAAGCAGAAAAACACGCTCTATCTCAGCAGAGGGTACAGCGAGAAGGATCTGAACAGCCTGCCGTGGAACTGAAAATGATGAAGGGCGGGGCCGTGAGGCCTCGCCCTTTTGTCCGAAAACGGCTACAACTGGCCGTAACTGGCAACAACTGGCAAAAGAAATGTTCGCAAAATGTTGACTTTTCGAAATAATCGCATATAATAACAGTACAGAGTGGGACCCATGGGCGACGCTCTGCTGACAAGAACAATACCCGGTCGCCAGTTCTTGCCGCCCCCAAAGCGGAAAACCTCTGCCTTAAGTGAGGAGCTAAAAAAGAGGAGTCGCCCTGCCTTAAGTGGGCCATTTTCTCGTTGTGCGCTGCATGGAAGCGTGCAACCGCTGCTGCCGTGCGAAGCGATATTAGGAAAGGGTGTGATCGCGTGGCAACGAAGAGCATATTGAAGAGCATCCACGTCAAGGACAGAAAGCAGGCTGCTAAACTGGTTTCTGCGATGGAACGCGCAGAACGGCAACGCCCCATGCAGAAAACGAGTTACAGCAGAATGGTCTCTGTGGCGAATCGAGATGAAGTGAGACTGCTTTTCGAGGAAAGAGAGAAATGACAGGGTACAGAATCGTCAACCTGAAACACGTAATTGATGAATTCGGAGAGGACCGCACAAAAGCGATTCTCTCCGATTTTTCCTGCCCACTGAACCAGGACGTGGAAAAATTCATCAAAGAAAAGGCAATCGAGTTTACAAAGCAGGGCCTTGCGGGGACAAGCCTCGTGATGGCTTCGTACAAAGGAAAGCCGGAAATCGTAGGGTATTTTTCACTTTCCAATAAGACGATCACGGTCAATCCGAGCAAGCTGAGCAGGAGAATGCGCGACCGGTTGAAACGCTTCGGACGCTATGATGATATGCTGAAAGTGTACTGCATATCCGCGCCATTGATCGGACAGCTTGGGAAGAATTACAAAAACGGGCTCGACAAGCTCATCACAGGCGACGAGCTTTTGCAGATGGCGTGCGACAGGCTGAGCATCATTCAGATGGAATTGGGCGGGCGCTTCGTGTATCTTGAATGCGAGGACGTGAGAAAGCTGAGAGAATTCTATGAGCGCAACCATTTCTTCGAGTTCGACCGGCGCGATCTGGACGCGGACGAAACAGACCTGAAAGGCAAATATCTGGTGCAGCTCATGCGCTACCTTGAAGGTACATAGTGAATACATGGAAAGAGAGCACCGAGGAAACGGTGCTCTCTTTATGGTTAAATGAGGTAAGGGCCTCCATATTGGCTGATGATCGCCGCGGCGAGTTTGGGATTCGGATTTTTGATCTTGACCGGATACTGTAACTTTTTTTCATAGACAAACATTTACTTTTCTCCCTCCAGATCCCACGGCCACGGATCGCTCAGCCACTTGAAACTGCCCGGCGTCAGATCCGTTTTCAAAAGGGGCCCATACTGCTTTTCATAGGTCTCGCGCCCCTCGCGGCCAAGCTTGATATACGACCAGTAAAGGTTCAGCACCTCGGTATCCTCAGGGTGCGTGGTGAGATAAAGCCCAAGCTCGTCAATGGCAAAATCCA